GAATCAACACACGGTTACTTTGGTGGTGGTCGTAGTCCTAGTTATGTATCAACAATGGATAAGGTCACTTATGCATCTGATACGACAGCACAAGTTCCAGGTGCGGCATTAAGTGTTGCTAGAAGTGCTCTAGCAGCAACAGGTAACTCAACACACGGTTACTTTGGTGGTGGTACTCCTGGTCCAAAATCAACAATGGATAAGACCACTTATGCATCTGATACAACAGCACAAGTTCCTGGTGCGGCATTAAGTGCAGCACGTAGGTATCTGGCAGCAACAGGTAATTCAACACACGGTTACTTTGGTGGTGGTTCTCCTGGTCCAAAATCAACAATGGATAAGGTCACTTATGCATCTGATACAACAGCAGTAGTTCCTGGTGCCGCATTAAGTGGTGCTAGATATGCTCTAGCAGCAACAGGAAACTCAACACACGGTTACTTTGGTGGTGGTGAAGGTCCATTATCAACAATGGATAAGGTCACTTATGCATCAGATACAACAGCACAAGTTCCTGGTGCGGCATTAAGTGCAGCACGTTATGGTGTAGGAGCAACAGGAAACTCAACAGCAGGTTACTTTGGAGGTGGCACTCCTGGTCCAAAATCAACAATGGATAAGGTCACTTATGCATCTGATACGACAGCAGCAGTTCCTGGTGCGGCATTAAGTGCAGCACGTAGTTATCTGGCAGCATCAAGTGCCAGAGCAAATGCATTACCCGCTGTAACACAAGTTCCTGTAGAAATATAAGTAGTGCTATAATAAAAGAAAAATCTATATGACAATAATGATTGGACTTCCTTGTGCGGGGGGAATTGTGAGTGAAAAAACAACTCTTGGACTTTTTAATCTAGGAAAGACACTTGTTCGTAATAATATCCATCACGGACTTTTGACTCTTACTAATTCCTCGTTGATTACTCAGGCAAGGTCTAAGATTGCAAATTTTTTCATTAATAATACAGAACATGAATATCTCTTTTTCTTGGATAGTGACATTGGATTTAATCCAGATGATGTGCTAAAATTGATGTCACACCAGGTTCCCATTGTATCTGGTGCATATCCAATGAAAATTATTCCAGAACGATACTGTGTTGATCTTGTTCGACCAGAAGAAAGGCATGGAGATTTATTGAAAATTAATGGAAATGGAATGGGATTTGTTCTCATTCATCGTCAAGTATTTTTGGATATTGCAAGACATCATCCAAATTTAAAATATGTTCCATCAGACTATCATTCTGATACTGCACATTCTCACGCAGAAATGAATAACTCATTTCACTTCTTTGCCGAGCAGCAATCGGAGAATGGTTTTATGTCAGAAGATAAAAGTTTCTTTTATAGAGCAAAAGAAGTCGGTTATGATGTTTGGTTAGATACAAGTATTCGACTTAATCACACTGGTTATCACATTTATCAAGGATAGTATTATGAAATCTGGAGCGACTGAAACTTCTTATCTTTATCTTGAAGAATATTTCAAGTTTCCAAGTAACGTTTTTGTTTCACATCTCCCGCAAGAGATGATGAAATCCAATCATGAGTTTAAAATTTTGTGGGCACATCATGCCTATGATCAACAAGTATTTTTAGATTTTGATCATGGTATTGTGAATCATATTGTTTCTCCATCACAATGGAACAAAGAACAATTTATTAAATATCATAATGTTCCTGAAAATAAGATTACTGTGATACCCAATGGTGTTGCAGATATGTTTTCTTATTCCAATCAAAAGACAAAGACTATGATTTATACTTCTATTCCCTATAAAGGGTTGGAAGTATTGGCAAGAGTGATACCATTAATCACTCAAAGACATCCTGATGTTAAATTTAAAATCTTTTCATCAATGTCACTGTATGGTCCCGGACCCGATCAGTTCTTACACATTTATGATCATCTAAAAAAGATGCCGAATGTTGAGTACTCTGAAGTAATAGATCGTGAAGATCTTGTGAAACATTATCAAGAGTCTGCCTTTTTTATCCATCCTTGTATTTGGGAGGAAACCTTTGGTGTTGCAATGACAGAGGCAATGAAGTGCGGTGCATATCCAATCATTACTGATATTGGAGCACTTGCTGAAGTTGCCGGACCTAATAATGCATCAGTAATTCCGATTGAGGGGGAGGCAACATCAAAAGGACTTAAGGTCACTGACAACTTCATAAATAAGTTCACGGAGGATAGTTGTGAGGCACTGAATCATTACGATCAGAACCAATCATATTATCACAAAGTATCAAAAATTATCTCTGATTATGTTACTGAAAAATATAATTGGAAAAACATTGCAGAGCAATGGAAACTATTAATTTCAAATCTGACACAGCAAACTATGACTATTGAAAATAATTCTGCACTAACTTATAAACCAATTGATGCACAACAAGCAGTATTTGATGATAATTATCTTCGGCAAGCATCTGACAATGTTTTGAGGTGGGAAGAAAGTGATAAGCAGATGGCCCAGGGAAGAACAAACTTCCAAATAGAAAAGTTTATCGGACTGAATACGCATAATATTTCTGTTTCTTTTGAACACATTCTTAAGGAACGTCGTATTATGGCAACTGGTTATATGCATAAACTCATCGAAATGAAAGAAAGAGTTCGAGAGTTTAATTATAAGTGGCAAGATAAAGTAGATAAGTCACAACCACTTATGTGGGAAGTCGGAGGTCCTGGTGGTGGATCTAAGAAATTGTGTTGGCACGATTTGGATGAACTTGAACTCACACATTATCTGAAGTCAAGTGAAATGGAAATTCGTGATCGTCTTCATCAGATGGAGCACTTGGATAAGATGCTTGATAAACTGATTCAACAGAATGGTGGAAAGGTTCCTACAAGAGAACAGTTCCTTGAAGAGAATAATGAATATTGGGATACAAGACTTGCAGAGCAAGCATTAGATGACCTCATGTCGGCACAAACTGGTATTTCCGGTGCTAACCTTCAGGCTATGCGTCGTGCTTCTGCACCATCAATGGTTGATGATCGTAACAACTTTAAGGAAGGTTACCTGCCAATGGAAAAACTCATGGATCCAAGAGGTCGTATGGAGTTCATTGGTGACCTTCAGAGTAAGGTCATGAGAGGTTATGAGAAACTTACCGGAACTGATTTAGGTTTTGGTGCGGCAATCAAACCGGCAGAAGAGAACAAAAAAATCTCTGGGCAAGGATTTGGTGAAGAATGAGTCCTGAAGTAGTTTTAGTTGATAATTTTTATGACATCCCTTATCAATATTATGAAAGTTTTGATGAGAGTCAGTGTCTAATCACAGACGAAACTATAGGAAAAATATCACAAATTTTAGATCATCCAATTAACGTAATTCACGCCTCTAATGAGGTGGGAAATACTCCAGGTGTTATGGCACATCTGGAGTGTGATTGGATTGCCGTAATTTATTTGGGATTACCATTAGAATCATTTGGAGAAATGGGTATTCAATTTTATTCTCATCTTTCAACTGGATTAGAAACATTTCCTACGAGGGATGAAATTGTAAAGCATAAACTTAATGAGAATCAATTGACAAAAGTATTTTCTTCTGATCCTGAACTATGGAAAGAATACGGATGTATTCCTGCAAAATACAATAGGATGGTATTATTCAGAGGTTCTCGATGGCATTCATACACTCTAAATAGTAATATTAGATATCAGAAAATAATTATAAAAAATGGCTGATACTCGGGGTATATTCATATTCGAACAAGTTATCGAACAAAAATTAGATAATGAATGGGTTCCAGTTGAAGATGTCTGGATTGTGGATCCACCTATAGCAACCAGTGATGTTGGATATTGGGGTGGCGGATATCAGAATCCAGGCATAAGACATTCTTCGACTGATAAGTGTAACTTTTCAACAGATACAACGACATATACTCCTAGTGCTAATTTATCCATCAGCATTTACAAAATATGTGCCACTGGAAATTCCGTAAATGGTTATTTTGTTGCTGGTTTGAATGCATCCAATGCCGCTCAAACTAGAGTAGACAAACTAACATACACAACAGACACTACTGCTAGAGTACCATCTGCTGATGTGCCAGCAGTGAAGTATGATCATTCAATAACTAGCAATAGAAATAATGCATATATTGGAGGTGGATATCCCGGACCAAGTAGTGGAACCTCATATATTTACAAATTAACATATTCTACAGATACAACTGCTGCTGCTCCTGGTACAAACTTAACTGCTTCAGGTGCGAAGTCTGCATCGTTAGGAATTGAAACAAAAGGTTTCTTTTGTGGTGGGGAATATAATAGTAAATCAAATGTCGATAAAATACAGTACTCTGATGAAACTATATCTAGAATTCCTGGAGCTAATATGAGCACAGGAATGGAATATCATGGTGGATCTGGAAATTCTGATGCTGGATACCTCACTGGTGGTTATGATTATCCCACTCAGAGAAGTTCGGTAGATAAACTCACTTACTCTTCTGAGACAACAGCAGCAGCTCCTAGTGCAAACTTAACCTCAACAAGATACATGCACGCTGCATCAGGAAATTCTACATTTGGATATATTGGTGGTGGATGGACTGGATCAGATAGCAGTTCAATGGATAAACTTACTTATTCAACAGACACTACAGCATCTGCTCCCACTGGTGCAAATTTATCTGCACCAAGACGTGTTCTTGCTGCTACAGGTCCCAGAATTAATGGATATGGTTTAAGTCCTACTCCTAACCCCGCAACAAGTCGTTACATTGATGGTGCCGGACCATCTCCTAATACTGGTTATTTTGGTGGTGGTACTCCTGGTCCAAAATCAACAATGGATAAGACCACTTATGCATCTGATACGACTGCTGCAGTTCCTGGTGCAGCATTAAGTGCTGCTAGATATGCTCTAGCAGCAACAGGAAACTCCACACACGGTTACTTTGGTGGTGGATATGTTAGCAGTAGTGTATCAACAATGGATAAGACCACTTATGCATCAGATACAACTGCTGCAGTTCCTGGTGCAGCATTAAGTTCTACTAGAAATGGTTTAGCAGCAACAGGGAACTCAACACACGGATACTTTGGTGGTGGTTATATTCCTTATTCAGTATCAACAATGGATAAGACCACTTATGCATCTGATACGACTGCTGCAGTTCCTGGTGCGGCATTAAGTTCTGCACGTTTTGGTTTAGCAGCAACAGGAAACTCAACACATGGTTATTTTGGTGGTGGTGGTCCATCATCAACAATGGATAAGGTCACTTATGCATCTGATACAACAGCAGTAGTTCCTGGTGCCGCATTAAGTGTTGAGCGTAGGTATATTGGAGCAACAGGCAATTCAACACACGGATACTTTGGTGGTGGTTTTCCTGGTCCAGTATCAACAATGGATAAGGTCACTTATGCATCTGATACGACTGCAGCAGTTCCTGGTGCGGCATTAAGTGTTGCACGTAGGTATCTGGCAGCAACAGGAAACACAACAGCAGGTTACTTTGGTGGTGGTGGAACTCCTTCTGCAGTATCAACAATGGATAAGACCACTTATGCATCTGATACAACAGCAGCAGTTCCTGGTGCGGCATTAAGTGTTGCTAGATCTCGATTAGCAGCAACAAGTGTCAGAGCAAATGCACTTCCTGTTGTTGAACCACCAACAGCAACACCATCTCCCGGTTCAAGTGCAGGAATTTTCCCAACTCTTAATAATGGATATATTATCGGTGGATACCCATCTGTTAATCAGTCTTTAATATCTAAAATAGAATTTTCTACTGATACTGAAACTTCACTGCCAGCTAATTCTAGATTGAGTGTGAGTATATCAGACCATATCGCAATGTCAAATACCACACATGGTTATACTGGTGGTGGTAATCCTTCAAAATCAGCAGTGAACAAGACCACATATTCCACAGAAACAACAGAAAGGATTCCAGGTTGCGATCTAAGTGTGGGACGAGGGGATCTTGCCGCAACAGGAAATACTACACATGGTTATTTTGGTGGTGGTTATCCTGGTCCAAAATCAACAATGGATAAGACTACTTATTCATCAGATACAACTGCTGCTGTTCCTGGTACAAACTTAACTGTGGCACGTGCTTATCTTGCCGCAACAGGAAACTTAACACATGGTTATTTTGGTGGTGGTGGTCCTGGAACTAAGTCCTTAGTAGAAAAGGTCACTTATGCATCAGACACTATTGCTAGAATTCCTAGCGCTGACTTAACTAATTCGTCAACGATGAATGTTAGAGCAGTTGGAACTGGTGATAAAGGATACTTTGTTGGTGGTAATCCTGGTCCATTATCATCAGTAGACCGTATTGATTATTCTAATGATACAACAGCAAGAGTTCCAGGTGCAGATCTACCTCATACTAAGCACCAGGTAGCTGCGACAGGAAATACTACACATGGTTATCTTATGGGTGGTACTCCAACAGATGAGAGTAATGTTGAAAAACTGGACTATAGTACAGAAACAGTTGCAGAAATTCCATTAACGATTGATCGGTATTATTCAGCAGCAACAGGTCCTAGAATTAATGGACTTCCCGCATTTTATTCCGCCACGGTCCCCAACAGTATTTAAATATTTTTACTATGATTGATAATCCTTTGTCATATATTCTTATCAAACCAAATGTTATTAATGAATTTGGTCTGAAAGAAATAAGAGAACACATCGAGAGAACAAATAAAACTGATCTTTCTGTTTTTGATCCGCATAAATCAAACGAAACCGGTGGAAAAGAATGGATTGTAAATAAAGAAGTTCGTGATACTCAGCACGTTGAAATGGGACCACTTTTTCCAAAAATCGCTGACTTATTTAAAGATATGGTTAGAGAGGTTATTAATCCTTTCTATGATATTGAAATATCTGAAAGTGAAATACCTCAAATTCTTTCTTATAGTATTGGTGGACACTACACACCCCATATTGATGGTGAGTCAATATGGAAAACACCAGACGGTGATTTAATATGGAAGAAATCAACAGATCGTGACATCTCAATGGTTCTTTATTTAAATGATGATTTCGAGGGTGGTGATTTTATTTTTTCAGACCTTAAAGTTAGAGTAAGACCTGAGCCTGGAATGTTAGTTTGTTTTCCATCCAATCATCATTACAAACATGGTGTAGAACCAGTAACAAAAGGAATGAGATACAGTATTGTATGTTGGGCTACGGTCAAAGGATTTCAGACGATGGAACAACAAAATCATGAACTATCTCAAAAGTATGGTATGTTAATAAATAATTGAAAGTTATCTAACAAAAAATGCAATATATTAAACACTACTATGTTGATGCAGATACAGGATCATATTGCTGCGAGACATCATCTAACCCAAAATACAAACGTCACCCTACAAATGAATATGCAGGGTTGGATGTAAAAGTTTGGTTGACAGATTCTGATGGTGTTGATATAATTCTTTCTGAATTGCCAGATTCTACCTCAGTTTCTACCATTGCAAACGGTAGTAAGAATAGTGTTGAGGTTCTGAATGAAACTCAATATAATACTGTATGGACTCCATATTCTGAAGCATTAACCTTGTACTCTGAAGCAATAACTGCCGAAGAGGGTGGTGATACTGACACTGCCACAACAAAAAATGCGGCAGCAGACACCAAGATGACTGAGGCGACAACAGCCATTCGTGCACTATAATTTTTAATATAAATTCATGAATTTTAAAGTATACACAAAAGAAAATTGTCCCTATTGTTATAAGGTCAAACAAGTATTGGAATTGACAGGAACACAATTTGTATCTTATAATCTTGAAGAGGACTTTACAAGAGAAGAATTCTATGCTAAATTTGGTAAAGGTTCTACCTTTCCACAGGTAGTATGTGACAATAAAAAATTAGGAGGATGTGTTGACACAATCAAATTCCTCAGAGAACATCAAGTCATCAAGTCTTAACATAAATAAAAATGAAGACCACAGAAATCGTGGTATTGAATTTTTACTTAATGGGGGAAAAAGAAAGCAAACACAACCATTTCACATTATCTTTGAAAAGATGGTCTGCTTTCTGAGACGGGAAGTAACTATCTATTTCGAATTTTCTATCAATACAAGAAAAAGAGAAGTAATCTCCCGGAGTAAAAAAGATGTTAGCAACTAGTTTAGTATTTGGATCATTTTTGACTATTCTATTTCTCATGATGGGACTGATGATTGGTTGGACTGCTAGAGAATACATGATGAACTATCGGGAGGCACCAAGATATCATCCCGAAATGTTTGATGAGCAAGGAAATCTTATTCCAGACGAAGTAATCGCATTTAATTTTGAAAACTATGACGACAGTAACGAAGAAGAAAACGACAACGACTAAGGCAGCATCATTAGAACTTCCAAGAAATCCATTTGCTTTTGAAGTTTTAGATCTTGTATCAAAACAGAGAAGTAAGGCAAAGAAGATTGAGGTGCTCAAAAAGTTTGAACATATTTCTCTCAAGACACTGCTTATCTGGAACTTTGATGAAAGTGTAAAGTCAGTGCTTCCAGAAGGTGATGTTCCTTACACCGGATTTGAGGATCAAGCATCACATAATGGATCTCTTTCTACAAAAATTGATGAATCTGTTCGTAGAATGCACGAAACTGATTCATTCTCTATGGGTTCTAGTGACAAAAATGGACACACATCAATCCGTAGAGAATATAAGAACTTCTATCACTTTATTAAGGGTGGTAATGATAGTATGAGTGGTGTTCGTCGTGAAACAATGTTCATTAATATTCTTGAGGGACTGCATCCACTTGAGGCACAAATTCTTTGTCTTACCAAAGACAAGAAACTGAGTGATACATATAAACTTACCAAAGAAGTTGTTGCAGAAGCATATCCTGATATTCAATGGGGAGGTCGTTCGTGAATCTTATGAAAATTTTATTTGAAAACTGCGATCGAGATAAAGCACAAGACCGTACCTTACCCAACAATGCATTTCTTATAGAATATAAAGTTGATGAGGGTGCCGAGAGTTCTTATGATATTGTTATAGGATCAAAGCAATCAGAAATCTTTGATTATTACTATGATAAGTACAAGAAAGGTTTTGTGACTATGAATCAGGCTGAGGGTAGGATTAATCCTAAACTTTATGGAAATAAACCACCCGAAACCAAAAGGCGGAAGTGAATCCCAAAAAGTCGGAAAAAAAATCCCGGCAATTTTTTGGTCTGTAAGGATTTTCAACAACCCCTTGACTAAATAGGGTATAGGGTCTATTATAGACCTATCGTTCATCAGAGGAAACTCTGACGCAAGTAAGTCGCGGAACGGAGCCGTTCATCCCATGATTGAATTTCTTTTATATTCATCACTCAGTTGTTCTGATGCCGATGCAATTATGCTACGGATGCGAAACCATGAAGGTCTTAGCAATCAAGTTAAGATTGAATTGGTAGAGGCCATTAAGGAATCTACACCTGAGTGCTATCCATGGGACGCAAACGACTAAAGGAACGGACCTAAAAATCCAACTACTTTAGGAGTAAACAAATGAACACACTTCAAATGATTAAAAAGCAGATCAACAAATCATCTGCACTGCATGACGCACAAGTTCTTCACACCTCATATCGTGGTGTTGAGTATGATACTCGTTGTGTAGAATCAAACGAAACGCACGGTACATTCTGTTATCGTGGTCGTATCTACAATAAGTGAGTCACTTACGTTAAAATTGTTAGGAGGGTTGCAAGACCCTCTTTTTTTATGTTATAATGTGGTGAAACAGCACAGTATTATGGAGAAAGACCGACTAAAACTCATTGTCCGAAACCTTGAATTGCTTGTTGATTCATTGAAGGCAGAAATATATTCTGATGTGGATGCATACAAAACAGATGTTGACAGAAGTCAATTTCCAGGAATGAAAGATTACGACGAAGTATTTAATGATGACGATGGATGCCCAGACTAGAACTAAAAAAGCAAAAGAACTTGTAAAGTTGCTTGAGCGTCTAATCAAGCAAGATCATCTCTATGATCGAGAGAATATTAAAGAGATGAAATCACAATTACGTGTAGTAAAACAGCAGATTGCTGATATTGAAAAAGAAAATTTTAAAGGATTTGGAGCATGAATGTAAAATTGATCAGTGTTACACCTGATGCAGAGAAAATGATGGGATATGTGGCAAGAGTGTCAAATCCCTCTAATCAAGAGAATCCAAAGGTTGCTGGTCTTCTTAAGTATTGTGTAAAGCACCAACACTGGAGTGTCTTTGAGCAGTCATTCATGACTCTTGAGATTGAGACTACTAGAGGACTAGCAGCTCAAATCTTGCGTCATCGGAGTTTTACATTCCAGGAGTTTTCTCAGAGGTATGCAGATTCATCAATGCTTGCCGATACTATTCCTTTGTTTGATCTAAGAAGACAAGATACAAAGAATCGTCAAAATTCCATTGATGATATTGATCCTCATACTCGTCAAAATTTTGAAATTAAGATTCAAAAGCACTTTGATGATGCTATGGAATTGTATCAAGAAATGCTTGCTTCTGGAATTGCAAAAGAATGTGCCAGATTTGTGCTTCCTTTGGCAGTACCAACTAGAATTTACATGAGTGGTTCATGTCGTTCATGGATCCATTATATTGATTTGCGTTCTGCTCACGGAACTCAAAAAGAGCACATGGATATTGCAGAAGCATGTAAAAAAGTTTTTGTAGAACAATTTCCAACAGTAGCAGAATCTCTGGAATGGGTCTAAATATTTTTATCTTGAATTTTTAACAATGGCAACATATCCAGTAGTACATAAAGAGACGGGTGATCAGAAAGAAGTGAGTATGAGTATTCATGAGTGGCCAAAATGGTGCGAAGACAATCCTGATTGGCATCGGGATTGGTCTGATCCATCTACTGCTCCGATGGCAACAGATGTTGGTGAGTGGAGAGACAAACTTGTCAACAAACACCCAGGTTGGAATGAAGTCCTCAACAAAGCATCAAAGGCACCAAAAGCAACTGTTAGAAAAATTTAAGCATGGCAAGAAGAAAAAGAGTATCTGCAAAGGATGATCAACCAATTGGAGTTGGACTAACAACAAAGCAGATGAAAAGAAAGAAACCACTAAGTTCTAATTACTTGGTGGACATTGATCCACTTAATGATAATCAAAAGAGATTATTTGATGCATATGCGGAACAAAAACATATTGTTGCGTATGGTTGTGCCGGAACGGGTAAAACTTTTATTACTTTATTCAATGCATTGAAAGATGTGCTGAATGAATATACCCCATACGAACGCATCTACCTCGTCAGGTCTCTTGTAGCAACTAGAGAGATTGGTTTCCTGCCCGGTTCTCATGAAGATAAGGCAGACATCTACCAGATTCCTTATAAGAATATGGTTAAGTATATGTTTCAGATGCCATCTGATGCTGACTTTGAGATGCTATATGGCAATTTAAAGGCACAAGAAACGATTAAGTTCTGGTCCACTTCTTTTCTTCGTGGAACGACACTTGATAATGCGATCATTATTGTTGATGAGTTCCAGAACCTCAACTTCCATGAACTTGATAGTATCATCACCCGTGTTGGTGAAAATACACGTATTTGTTTTTGTGGTGATGCCAGACAGTCAGACTTAAACAAATCAAATGAAAGAAATGGTATCGTAGACTTTATGAACGTCTTGCGTAAAATGCCATCTTTTGATATAATTGAATTTGGGATTGACGATATTGTTCGTTCAGGTCTTGTCAAAGAATATCTCACTGCAAAAATGGAATCGGGTTTGTAATGTTTAATCATATTGATTTGAATCTCTCTCCTCTTGAGAGAGAGACTATTGATGGAGTCCGATACTATTCCGTTCCTGATGAAGAAGAACTCTTAAAACTAGTTTCCATCACTTCGGTAACCAGTCATTTTAATAAAGAGATTTTTGTTAAGTGGCGTAAGAAGGTTGGTGATGAAGAAGCAAATCGTGTCACAAAAGCGGCAACACGTCGTGGGACTGATATGCACACTCTTACCGAGTGTCACCTAAAGAATGTAGAGTTACCAAAAGTTCCTCCCATTTCCGAGTTTTTATTTAAGATTTCTAAGGGAACTTTAAAGAATATTGACAATATTCATGCTCTGGAAACTTCCCTATATAGTAAGCAGTTGGGTATTGCTGGAACCGTCGATTGTATTGCAGAATACGAGGGTGAATTAGCAATAATTGACTTCAAGACTTCTAAAAAACCGAAACCAAGAAATTGGATCGAAAACTATTTCGTACAATGTGCGGCATATGGATGTATGTTGTATGAAATGACTGGTATTCCGGTCAAAAAATTTGTAATCATCATGGCTTGTGAAAATGGAGAATGCGT